TGTTTTATAGATTGAAAAAGTGTATCCGTTTTCTCGAGCGATGCGTCGAAGATCTTCAACAACAGGTTCTCCCATCTTGGAAGCAAGTCGTGGTGCATTTTCTCCCCAAAAGACCTTGGGCCGTAAAGTGCCGAGTACGTGACCAGCAGAGGTACGCATCCAATCGTTAGCAGCAGCATCAGAACTACTACTAACGCTAAGGCTGCTAAGACCTGCACAAGGGCAAACAGTGTTAATAACATCAACAGACTCAACCTGAGGTATATCATTACCTTCAATGAGATGATAGGGAACTTCTCTCTTATAATATTCAACCAAATGTTGATCATTGGCTTCAAATCCTTCGTACGACAGAATGTACTCAGGACGTTTCCCAAATACATTCTGCATAGCTATTGTTTCACCACCAATAAGCGGTACTATACTTGCGTAATTAGCCATAATTTACTTTCTGCTCTTTTTCGCGGTCATCAAGTTCATATTGTTTTCTGTATATATTATTTGCCTTAATAACGTCATCTAGAACAGAGAACTCGCCACGTGCATACGTAGAGAATGCATTAGTATCCTTAGGGAAGCATGCACCTCCAAAGCCTTTCTTTCCATCAGGCCCTGGTACTTGTGTATGACTGTGACCAATGCGTGGATCAGATCCAATAGCATTAACAATCACGTTATACTTTGAATCAGTATCATCAATCAAATCTTTAAATTGATTGAACCACAAAACTTTTGTAGCAAGAAAACAGTTGATTCCATACTTGACAAAACTAGCTTCCATCGCAGTCATGTGAGTAACAGGACATGGCTTACACTGACTATGCTTTTCATAAAGATCTTGTACACGACGAGTTACCATCGGGTTTCCTCCAAAGATATGCATAGGCGGATTGACAAAATCTTCTAAGTGATTTGCTTCAGTTAGAAATTCTGGATTGTAAACTACGTCTGAATTTTTACTTAGTCTCTCGACTACATCCGGTGTAACGGTAGACTTAATAATAATAGGACAGGTGAAAGCTGATAGTTGCTCTACAACATCTTCTACAATCGATGAATCAATGCTTCCGTCTGGACCAAATGGTGTAGGTACACAGACAAACGCAGCATCGAGTCTAAACTTACCCTTAATATCATTAAGTGTTGTGTTATAGATTGGATCGATAATATGCTTATCAACCTGTGAAGTGGAAAAGCCGTGATCTACAGCTTTCCCTACATATCCATGTCCTACAATTGCGATATTAATTGACATTATAATACTCCTTGTACCAAGAAATAAATTCCTTTACACCTTTAGAAACAGGTGTTGTTGGCTTATATCCTAAAGCTTGAAGCTTTGTAGTATCCGCCCAGGTTTCTGGCGTGTCGGCTGGGTGAGCAGGTACCATGTCATACCTGCCTTTACGATCAAGATTCTTTTCGATCTCGTTTACAAAATCCATAAGCTGGACTTGTTCGCCATAACCTATGTTATAGATTTCATGACATACACCGTCACTTGTTTTAGCTGGCTTAAGGATGTCATCTGTGACAATCACAACGCCTTGTACAATATCATCAACGTAAGTAAAGTCACGTTTCATATCGCCAAAGTTGTAGATTGTAAGTGCGTTATCTTCAAGGATAGCATCTGTAAACTTAAACAGTGCCATGTCTGGCCGGCCGTACGGACCATAGACAGTGAAGAAACGAAGACCAGTTGACCGAGAAAGTTTTGAATGCATAAACTGACATTCATTCGATCGCTTTGACCAACCATAAGCGTTGTTCTGGTGAGCAGGTCGATCATGCTCATTCCATGGAAGTGGCTGGCCATGCATAACACATGAGCTTGAAGCATAGACTACTGGTGTGTCATACTGCTCAGCAACTTCTAGGATTCTTTGAGTACCAGTGATATTGGTATCAATATAATGTTGTGGCTCTTCAAACGAATGACGAGGATTAGCATATGCTGCAAGGTGTAGTACTACATCTGCATTCTTAATTAATTCTTCATATTCGTCTGGATTTTGAATATCAGCATTGATAACATCAATACCTAATCCATTGAGCATAGCTTCACGAGCTTGTTTGAGTTTAGGATCGTAATAGTCATTGAAATTATCAAGTCCTGTTACGTTCCACCCTAGTTCATGAAACTTCTTGGCTGTGTGGAAGCCAATCATGCCGGCCATGCCGGTAATAAAAATAGTTGACATTAGAAAAATTCCTCTAGTCCTTGTGGTTGGTGTTCGTCGCTTGTGGCAAGTTCAACGATTTCGTTAACAACTTCTTTTCCGTCAGAATGCTGCTTCCAAAACTCAAACGCCATTTCACGCCAATCATCTCTCATAGACGGATCATCTTTTAGTTTGATCATTAAATCTCGACACTCTTCAAAGTTAGTGTAGTCGAGACCAATCGTACCAGTGTCTTTACATAGGCTCACTGGTTTGTCCTGTACTTTATGTATGACATTATCACAGAAGTGTTTATGAAAAATAGGAACAGAACCACATGCAATAATTTCTGCATGGCAGTTCTCAATATTGTTTCCATAGGTTTCTGCTTTAAGGTGATACAAGTCTGCACCAAATCCTGACTTAGCTAAACGTTGCATGCAGTCATGATTAGTGTATTGTGGATAAAGATATGAACCTTGGCCAGCTTCTTCTGTACCATACATATCTTCTCTAAACTTTTCTGTTTCGCCATGTTGTTTTTCAGGCCGAAAGTAATTTACAACCTTACGACGATCTGTAGGATTCTCATTCTTATTATCACGATAGAGCACCAAAGGATATTGAATAGAAGCTTCCAATCCTTCGAGTACTGTGATAAAGCCAGCATCCATTATCGCATCTTGATGGTAGTCAATCATGAGAGCTGGACCTTTCCACATTGCAGTGCGGCCAATCCAACGTACATATTCTTCGTATGTTTCTTCGATTGGTTTCCAGTATTTAGCTCGGTGGCCATCATAGTCAAAGCCAAGAGACATTTTCTTGAGAGGTACCATGATCTTGTTCTTCTTCATAAATCGAGAAAAATCATTCTCAAGACTATGAGTCATAATCACGTCCATCTTCTTACATACTTCAACAAGATTAGCATTACGTGCAATTGACGCAGATTTGTGGTCTACGTTGATAAATGCTTTGCGAACTGTGATAGCATCAAGAAGTTTTGGAAAATTATCTTGACAGTCTTGTGGATGAGACTTAGATGGTACTGAGTATACGATACATAGATCGTACTGGTTAACTAAGTTAGCCATCTCTTGCCATTCTTTACCTACAGACATTTCTGTCTGTTCGATTTCGAGGCCTTTAGCTCTACCCCATTTCTTGTCATTTGCTGAAAGGATTGTTGCGCCTGTTACCTTTTGCATTTGAATTGCACATTGTGTAACACCACAACCCTCGGTACCACGACCGAGTAAGATCACTGTTTTCATTTATTTAACTCCTTACACGACTATTATACCATAGAAGTGTACACTTGTAAATAGTTAGTTGATGTATTTATGAAATTTTTATTCTTTAGATTCTTGAGTCACAATATCAATCGTATCCTGAATAGCTTGTGATTCTTTTTCTAGCTGAGAATCAACTGCGTTGTCAAGTTCTTTAAACGCAATCGTAGCTCTTAGTTTAGAATAAAGTCTTTCGTTTTCCATTAAACGAGTTTTGATCACTCGATTAGCCACTGAATCTTTATATTCCAAAAGAGCATATGCTCGATATTGCGTACCATTTGGAATTACTTTAAACTCTTTGACTGTATAGCCTGCAACATCCGCATCAGCAATAATATTGCGAGTCGCTTGTTCAAAATCAGTTTGAACAATACTGTCAAAATCATTATTGCCCATTTTAGACTTAAAGATTTTCATCTGAGAACGCAGCCGACTATTTACTCGATCTGCCAAAGTTGTCTTTGCAGAAAGTACAGCAAAGTCAATTGCTAATTGTAAATCTGGTGCTTCAGATGTTCCTGCAGCATATACAGCGTCATCCTGTTTTGGTGGGTTTGTATACCAATTTGGCATTTCATCGATTTGATTTTTGACTTGTTCAGATTTATACTCGAACATTTGTTTAGACATGACTGTTTCTGGCGGTGTTTTACTACACGCACCAACTAATGCAATCATCGGGATAAGTGCTAGCTTTTTCATATTATACTCCATTAAGAACTGAAACGATATTATCACGCAAACCTGAACTTACAAACCATGTCAAAATTTCAGGTTGAAAAATGACTAACGCAATACCGCTAATCACACCAAGTATATATGTAATCATTGTACTAATGCTCCTAAAATGTTACCTATATTTGTTTGAAGATTGAGATTCAAATTTAAACCAGTTCCCGGTTTATTCTCTACAAAGACAAGAGATGGATCAACAGGTCCACTATTTTGAATTGTTGCTACAACAGGTCCACTATTTTGAATTGTTGCTACTTGTGTAGTTTGCAATGCAGGTTTTTTACTTTTCTGCGAACAATTCATTTGAGTTTTTGCAGTGAGAATTTCCGGTGAAACAATCGTGATAATTTCTTTTTTTGCTTTGATTGTGGCTTGATCACATGCATCATTTTCAGTCATATCAGGACCAAAAATATAATTACCACTTGCAGGATAAGTTTTACCCTTAATTGTAACATCCATAGTCATTTCACACATACGAGTATTTTCTACGTAAATAGAAACATTTCTTTGAATATTAGAAGTGTTTTGAATCTCATGCTTCCAGTTTGTTTGAACATCCTTTGTATAGTTACAAGGAGTCTGAGCAAAAGCCGGACTAGCAAACAAGATTATTGCGGCTGTCAATTTTTTCATAATGTATCCACCTTTTCATTTTAATAGTATTATTATACACCATTTATGTAAGAATGTAAACCATTAATTACACTTTTTTCAAACTTTTTATCGTTTAGTTTTCTATTAAGTGGAGATGGGTGTGGGAGAGCGAAGTGCTCGATCCCCATTTTTGTGAATAATTGTTCTACTTCTTTACCTAAAACTAGAATTTTATTATAGTTTTTAGCTATATTTTGTAAATATATTTTATCGATATTGCCTTTTTTAAGAGAAGTCGCACGGTGTGCACACGCATTACTAAAGCTGTATATCTTAACACTACAGTCATCTAGCCAGCGATTGAGGCGATTGATAGAAGGATTGCCCTTCCTCGGGCAATATTCTTTCGAGGAAGGGCTGTGTCCTATTACTAATATTTTATTTTTGTGCAATGACATGAGCCATATCTATTTCTAATTGCTTAATTCTTTTTGTAAGATCTGCGATCTTTTGTTCGGGTGATCTGTGATCAATTCCTAGTCGTTCATCTTCTTCACGATTCTTTCGCACCATATAGTCATAATAAGGCTCACGGACAAAACTTCCAGTTGACACCTGCTTCATCGAACATCTCCCTTGTTATTTTCCACGATTCCATCCATTTGGATGGTATTTCTAATTGTTTCATTACAACTCTTCTGATGCCTACTTGTATTACTCCTTTTGCACAATCGCTGCAAACTGGCAAACCTGTAACATACAGCGTGCTTCCATGCAAACAGACACCATGAAATGTTGCGTTATATATGACATTCATTTCTGCATGAACGACATACTTATATTTAACATCACGATTTTCATAATATTCTGGTTTATCTTCAATCCCACGAGGAAAGCCATTGTAGCCTTGAGACAACACTTGTCCCTGTGCTCCTACAGCGACTGCTCCAATTTGAGTTGAAGGATCTTTAGACCAAGAGCTAATTCTCTCGGCTAAACTAAGATATCGATAATCCCACTTATCTGACAAGATCAAAATGCCTTTCGTATACATGAAGATTTTGTACTTGCCATGTGATATTACCTACTTCCATTTCTTTACGATAATCAGCATCAGCTGCACTTTCGAGATAGCAATAATTATAATCTTTAACTAGATTTTCTAGAACATAGCGCTGCCAAGCATAGTCATTTTTGTATCCGAACACGACGTCGTTTGAACGCATTTGGACCACAGCGTGGATTGCGCCATTGCGTATGTAATAAGTAACAGAATTAGTGCATATGAAATCATTCTTATTATTTTCATTGTACTCCATCCAGATTGAAGGACGTGTATATATCATCGATGCTCGACGTGTATCCATATTTGCAAGTAACTCATCGAGAACCATATCATACTGTCTGAAGTATTTATCACTATAAATCAGATGACCATAATTTGAATTGATTTCACCGTGTCTATTGGCGCTGTACTCCCATGCTTTAGGAGGATCTCTATCTACGTAGATGTCATAGATATTAGTACTACAAGACAGGTACCAATTAAGCTCAGCGTCAATATATCCACTATTCGGCTCACCGAAAATCGCGTTCTGGTCGGCGTTGAACGATGCACCGATAAGCTCAATAGTTTT